GATCTAGACCTTGATCTAGACCCGGATCACCAAGGGCAGGATTACCAAGACCTTGATCTAGACCTTGATCTAGACCCGGATCACCAAGGGCAGGATTACCAAGACCTTGATCTAGACCCGGATCACCAAGAGCAGGATCGGGATTACCAAGAGCAGGATCTAGACCAAGACCAAGACCAGTCATATCTGGTGTTCCAGCAAGACCGGGATCAGGTATCGCTGGTACACCAGGAACAAGTGATGCATCTGGTTGTGCACCACCACTCTGGAAGAACATATCACCGAACATAGTATTTCCTTTTATCTTATCAAGTGGTGAATTTACATCGGCCCTATATATCTGATGAATAATCTGTCGGACAGTCTTATCTTTATTTTCTTGAACGCGAATAGCCTCCAACGCTAAGCATTTTGATAGAACACAGACTCTCGCCTCACAGATCATTAAAGCATATAATTTATCTACGATCGGTAAACCCGATATATTTTCTTTTAAGAAATCATAATAAAAATCATAAATATATATTAAACAGTCTTGTTGGGGACATGATAGACATCCCTTTTGACTTGACCAACTAATAGTTGATGAAATATAATCTAAATAACCACGAGGTTTTGATGAACACTCTAACATTTTTTTACGAATCGCCGATCTGAAATTTGTATTATCCGCGAGACTCTCAATTACACCCTGTATTCTTTCTAATTCCTCCTTGTGTAATGATTCACTTATCTTTCTGTCATCTAAGATTTCATTTACAGCACCATCAAAGTATTCATCATAAACACCGTTAATGATTACATCCATCCATTTAAAAGAACTCACCGTAATATAGTGATTTACTTTCTCAATTTTAGTATTATTATTATCGTCTAAATTAGAACCCGGTATTCTCGCTGTTAACAATAACAAGTTTTTCAAGTCTGAAATATATTTATTGTTACTGGTTTCTATTATAGCGGGTTTCAATGATAAATTATCTTCTATATCCGAGTTTTGTTTGGCATGTAATGCAGTTATAATTTTATCAATATCTGTGAATTCACCACCATAAGAATCATCTAATTCTGTTTTACTACGTTTTTCTCCCACGGATGCATCTTTAATAATATGCTGCAGAGTTTTAGATTTCAAATATTCAGGTCTACTTAATAATATTTGGAAAAATTCATATGTACTCACACATTGTAGATAATAATTTATAAAATCAGATGTTTCAGTTACGATTACTTTAGGAGCATACTCAATATAATCTTTATTTAATAACCTCAAGAGATATGTTTTATCTTTTATCTTATTTATTAATCTAAATCCTTTATATGCGGCGGCAGCGACAGATGTAGCAATTAAACCAACGCCTATAGCTGGTAATAAAGCGGCACCGCCTTTAAGACTTTTTTTTCTTGATTTGCGAGACATTTTTCTTACAATCTTTTTGTTGGTTTTATTATTTTTATTATTTTTCCGAGGTTTTCTATGAGAATTATTTCTATCCTTCCGGTGAGTGTTATTTCTACCTTTGACCGGAGTTCTTTTTTGTTTCATAACTATATTATTATAACTAAATTATTTTAATCTATAAAATTAATCTATAAAATTAATCTTGAGTTCTATTTTTTTATCCTTATCCTTATCCTTATCCTTATCCTTATCCTTATCCTTATCCTTATCCTTATCCTTATCCTTATTCTTATCCTTATCCTTATCCTTATCCTTATCCTTATCCTTATCCTTATCCTTATCCTTAGATTTAATTTCACCCATTTCAATATCATTGATTTCAATATCATTGGTTTCAATATCTACTGTGGAACTTTTTATGATATTATTTATATTCTCTAGAACAGATTTATCGTCTTCTGTTACGTCATTAAATGATTTTTTGAATTGCGAAACAGTATTTAATGATTTTAATTCTTCATTGATATCGTTTTTTTCTATTTTTTCTATTTTACTAGATGATACCTTTATATTACGTTTCAACTCGGTGTCCATAGTATTATTCCATTTTTTTCTTTTTATATTTAATAATTTATCGCCCGCTTCGGCAACCATCTGTGCTTTTTTATCTTCTCCATCGGGTTCAAATATTTTACATTTATGTAATCCATTGCATACATGAGGATGACTAAAATCCGGTTCTAATTTATCAAATTCTCCTTTGTATCTTTTAATTATATTATCATCAATGGGAGGACTTTGTTCTATTAATCTATCATATTCGGCACGACACACATTTAAGAAATCAAAAGCAGGTTTTCTCATCTTAGGTTCTAATGTTAACTCAACCGCGATATCTCTACTTAATTTAGACCATGAAACCTCCGAAACACGATGCGATTCCATTAATTCAGCATATCTTAAAAAGTTTTGGAGAGTGGATAAGATACCCGCAAAAATATTAACGCCACCAACACAAGCCATCGCTAACTGTTTATTTTCTTCGGGTACAAACGAATCCATAGCAAAATTAGCCGTTCCCGTCAAAGTAGATAATATAATTACAGGTATCGTATAAGTATAATTCCGACACCGATATAATTTTTCAGAACGACTATGAAGCCATCTGTAACCAGATGCCCTCTCAGACCAACCAGCCAAGAGTTCTTCTTGTTCTTTTGTCCATTTCTGAGTATCTCGTTTAGTATCATTTTTTTTCAGAGTGGTCAAATCAACAGTCATATATATAATTTAAAAATATAATTAATTAATTGTTATTTTATCATTAATCTTTTTATCTTACCCATTAATTGACCGTTGTGTTTTGCCTTACCCGCTTCTATCTCGTTAATGTCTTTTACAGGTACATTTAATTTAGTAGCTAGATCCCTCTGAGTCAGACCTTGGCTCAATCTGTATTTCTGTAATGTCTTTCCAAATGCGTGGTCCATTTTTTTATGAGATAATTTACCTTCTTCAATGTCTTCTTCTATCTTTGTCTCTTTAGATTTAACATATTCTTTCTTCTTTGTTCCGTCCTCTGACTTAGACTTAGTTGATTTATTATTAAGAATGATTGAATCCCAATTTTGATGTTCCATATTATTTAATGATTCATAATATTATTTTAAATATCTATTCTGTATCGGATTTACGATTTATATATGTCTGATCTAAAAGAGGATTCTCAAGTCCCAATTGCCCCTCTTTATTTGGATCTTTAGAGTCATAAGCATACATTAAACAAAATTTTGAATTATCATCCTCGTCGCCGTCATCGCACCCATCTATACAATTTACCTCTCTCTTTTTATTACCCTCATAAATCACCTGATATTTACAAGAGTATTTATCGGAAGATATATTGATATCACTTGTTAATCTCGCATTAGATAGAGGATCATTTCCACCAGCATCATCATATATGGTATCTAAACTACGATTTCCCTTAAATTTAGATTTACCCTTATAAGTCATTAACAGATAAATTAAATAACCGATTATTAATGAACCAAAGACTACCGCGCTTATAATTGAACCATATTTTAATATCATATCATTTGTTAAGAAATTTCCTGTACCGGCCGTATTTGCTTGCGACATTTATATATAGTTATTAATATAATTTATTATAATATATTATGGAAGTATTAGAAGGTATTGAAGGTGTTGATGAAGGTGATGAAGTACTCTCAGGCCTAATAGATGAAGATCAAGATGGACTACAACTGAGTCCAAAGTATAAGGGTAAGCGGATAGCGGCAGAAAGCAAAAAACGCGAAGGCAAAGGCAGGGGACGTTCACCCCCTCCTCCCATAGAGAGTCCCCCCATAAAGAGTCATCCAGAAGAGGTATATTCAATGTATAAATATGGTGAATTCACTAAACCGGAGCTGAGAGATTTACAGGAGAGCGCCGCGCAAATGATAGAAAGTCTTCCCGATAGTTGGGATAATGACGATGGACACGATTTTAAGTGGGCCACAGGAGTAATTAATGTAGGAGGCGTTCCAGGTCCTCCGATATCAAGACCCGTTTTTATAAAAAAAATGAGTGCGGATTTGGAAGACGCGTGGCTGCGAGAGAGTGATAATTTATTTCATTTGCTAAAATGTAAACATGTACCTATATTTTATTGTTCTTTGCGTAAAGGAGAAGAATTCTATATAATAACTGAACTGGTGACTGAGTTGGGTCCAGAAGATAATGAATTATTGAAAGAATTACCTGATTATTTAGATGAGTTTCATGCTTTAAATTATTTTCATGGAGACCTCGGAACACCCGAAAATATCATGGTCGCCGAGCGGGAAGGTATAAAAAAACTTGTATTTATTGATTTAGATGACACTTATCATTTATCCGAAAACCATACAAGAGATACGGGTAACGAAGGGGATCCTTTTCATTTAAACCGAGATGATAAAATATCCGCGTTTAAATTATCTTCAACTGATGATCCTACTGATGATGAAAAACACGATATATTTAAGGCTTGTGATAGATTTTCTTTAATGTATTCGTTATTATCTCTTTTAGATCTTAAGAGATCATTACCGTCGCAGGGTGAAACGAAATTGAAAGGAGAGCATTGGGTAGGATGTAATTGCTTATTTGAGACGACGTCTGACTTTTATAAAGCTTTTATACCGAACCCGAAAGTCGTAAGTACCACCCGTGAATGCAGAGGTGGACAGAGTGTTGGCGATGGACATATTTTTTGGAATTTTACTGATACCAAAAGACTTGTAAATGAATTTAATCAGTGTTATGATATTTTTGTTTCAAATTTAAAGGGAGACCTGCCAGATCTGTTTCATAATTGGCAAGTAGGTTTGTCTGTGGCCCTATCAGCGGCTTTAAACTCCGGAAGACCACACTTTAAGAAGAAGAAGACGAATAAGAAGACGAAGAAGACGAAGAAGAAGAAGAAGAAGAAGAAGAAGAAGAAGAAGAAGACGAATCGTAAATTAAAAACTAAAACCACCTATAAAAAATCAAGGAGAAAATAGAAATCTAAATTTGATTTAAAAGATTGCTATCAATAAGTATTTATATATAATGGATCCTTCCTCGTTCACTAAGACTTCATTTTGTGGCTCTGAGATTGATAATATAACTACAAATGAATCTAAACAATTCATTCTAAATTCATTAAGTCTTTTATGTTCTAACATTAAATATAATTCTCGTTATGCGAAAGTATTTAATGAACAGTTTTCTAAAAATCTAAATAATCCACATGTATTCTTTCTAAAGAGTAGTGGAACTCCTTATTTATTATTCTTAACTCAAATTAATGGTGTTAACTATAACTTTTTCATTGATAAAAAGATTAAAGAAGGTTACGATTTCCCTAAAATATTTATCTTGCCCTACGAATTCTCATCAGAATTATATAAATCAACACTCTTTGAATGTGAATTAATTCGCACAAAGAATAAAAAATGGCGTATTGGTCTCAATGATATTTATCATCATTCAGGTAAAAATCTCAAAAAAACAAGTATTATTGACAGAGTAAATATTATGCATAGTATAGAAAAAGATTATCAAGAGAGTGTATTCACTCAAACCTGTAGTTTATTTATAAAGAAATATTTTGATTACAAAGATTTAGATGAGGCACTCAATACTTTTGCTCCCAATTTAGATTATGATACTCGTGGTTTATATTTTGTCCCTTTGAGAGTTGATTACTCTAATATCCTCTATCTCTTTCCAAAAGAATACAATCCTGTGAAAATGATAGAGAAAAAAGTTAAGAATACTAAAACCTTTCGCATCATGAAAACTATGAAACCAGATGTCTATGATCTTTATTTAATGAAAGATGATAGTTTAAGTAAGATAGGTATCGCCTTATGTCAAACTACATTACTAAGTCATAGTCTTTTATCATGGTTTGAAGATAAAGATTTTGATAGTGAAATTTTAGTAGAATGTAAATACAATGAATTCTTTAAAAAATGGGAACCTATCTCTTTATCAGATGATCCTATTAGCGATGCCTAAAATGTAAAAGATCATATGATAGATATACTCAAAAAATAAATTAAGGATTGTAATACAAGAATATGGTTAAGCGATAAACGCTAAAAAATAATTATCCCCTTAGTCTTCTTTTTTTATCTTCTAATCAATAAGCTATCCTAATATGTTTTAAAATAATTATATTATATAATAATATAATATGCCTAAAAGAAAAACTTATCGTAAGAAAAGAAGTTATAAGAAAAGAAGTTATAAGAAAAGAAGTTATAAGAAAAGAAGTTATAAGAAAAGAAGTTATTTAAGAGGCGGTGCCGATGAGCATTTGCTGACCCAGCCGGCTGGTGCATGGGAAGGTGATGAAGAACAACTAAGCGAAGCCTTGGACACCTTAGAAGACTTGCCCGCCGTCGCTATGGACTCGCCGCTCCCTGCAGATGGTGGCGAGATGGAATTCGGAGATTTGGGTTTTGGTTATGGAGATTTTGGAGATTTCGGAGATGAGTCGGGAGGAGGGGCAGAGCTGGACCTCGGTCAGAGTGAGTTCGACTTCCTGGGGGGCGACTTCCTGGGGGACGAGGTCCTGGGGGGCGAGGACCTGGGGATGCTGCCGCCACCGGACGAGCCCGCTGCGCCCGCTGCGCCCGCGGGGCACGTGCCCGGCGCCACTCTCAACGCAGTCACAAACTTCGGTCAATCAGCGATGGCGGGATCGATGTCGCTGGGAGATGAAGGTGGTGCGAGAGCGGCCGCGGATTCGGGCGAACAGTGGGACTACACAGACAGCAGCACACGACAAAAGCCCGTCTGCTTCTTCGCCGACAAAGTGAAGGGCACTCATGGGGGAAAAGT